CTTGGTGATCGAGGGCGTCCACATTCTCACGTTCGGCGACGTCCACGCTGAAATGGTCTTGAACTTCGACGACGTCTCGACGAACATCGTCGTCGGAATCGAGGAACTATGAACCAACTTCTCGCTCTCGACATCGTTCCGATCGGAATCATCGTCTTCGCTCTCGCGGTTCCGATCGTCGCTTGGCTGATGTTTCGCCGAAAGATCGGCCCGGAATCCGGAAGCGGCTGGCAACTCGACGCGTACTCGAAGAACGTCACTCTCGACACGTCGGCGGGTGGCTCGCTCTTCTCGTTCAACTTTCCGGACGTCAACGGCGTCCACCGAGTTTGGAAACCGATCAAGAGGTTCTCCGGAACGCACGTCTCGATGACGTTCGAGATCGTCGACGTCGCGCACTCCGGAGAGTTGGAGTTCGAGGCCGAAGACCTTCCGGCGACGGTCGGCTTCTACGTCGGCGACGCACGAATCTACTCCAACCGGATATATCGCGTCGAACTCGCCGCCGGACGGTTCACGATCACCGTTCCTCTCTCGCCGGAGTGCTGGCAGACGGTCGACGGAGTTCCATGCAACCTCGACGCCGAACACGTCCGGAACTTTCAACGCTACGTCGAGAATCCGACGGACATCGGCCCCTGCTTCGGCGGAAAAACGAAGGGCTGGGCTCACGGAGCGCACCGGAAGAAGGGAAGTCCGCCAGCGAAGTTTCGGATGCTCTCGTTCTCTGCATAATGCCGATAATCTCACAAGAAGGAGTCTACGTCGCCGGAACTCACGGCTTTCCGATAACGTGCCAACTCGCCGCTCCGGAGGCGGGAATCTTCGACGACGTGACGGCGGTCACGCTCGACCTCACGCGACCGGACGGAACGACGATCTCTCCGCGCTCTTTGCCGATTCCGGGAGCCGTCGCCGACCCCGACCGATCGCTCGTCTGGGTAGCGCAGACCGGAGACCTCTCGATCGACGGCGTCTACCACATGAGTTTGACGGTTGACTACGTCGGCGGAGCGCGACTAATCTTCGGCGGAGACTTCAGAGTGACGGAAGAGTGACCGATGCCAGCGCCGACCATAATCGTTGAAACCGGAGCGGGGATTCCGAACGCGAACTCGTACGTCGATCTCGCGTACGCGAACGACTACCACGAAGCGGTTCTCTACAAAACGAAGTGGACGGACGAAGCGAGTCCGGAAGAGAAGACGCGCGCCTTGATCGGCGCGGCGCGGATGATCGACCAGAGTTTCAAGTTCAAGGGCGTAAAGGCGAACGACACCTACACGATGGAGTGGCCGCGAGTCTACGCGGAGAACACCGAGGGAAACGGAACGCGCTATTGGTTCGGCGGCGGTTGGGCTGGCGGTCTCTATTGGGGTTCCGCGACGATTCCGGAGCGCTTGAAGCAAGCGCAAGCGGAACTCGCCGGAGCGCTCTTGGCGAAAGACCGGACGGCGGAGTGGGACGCGCTCGGAATCAAGAGCGTCGGTCTCGGACAAGGCGCTGTCTCGGTCGACTTCACGGACGACGCGGCGGCGGTCGGCGCGCAGCCGTTTCCGCCGACGGTTCTCGATCTTCTATCGCCGCTCGGCTGGCCACGGAGCGGAAGCGCTCAAGCGGAAGTACGGCGGGGATGAACCGATGGACGTCACCGCGATCGCGAAGAAAGCCGCGCGGACGGCGCTGAACGTCGCCGGAACCGCGCGAGAGAAAGTCACGCTGCATCTCGGAAAGACCGAGACTTACGATTGGGCGACGGACAAGAACGTCCAGAGCGGCGGCGGCGACATTCCGGTCGAGGGCGTCTGGTACAAAGAGACGAAGCTCCAAGCCGGAGCGATCGGAACCGAGTCCGTCTTCTTGGTTCACGGCGACGACGCGCCGAACGGAATCTTCGAAGCCGACACGCTGACGCGGACGAAGACCGGAGAGCTTTGGAACATCTATCAGGTCGACCCGATTCCGACCGAGGCCGTGATTCTCGTCCGGGTCCGAAAGTAAAATGGCCGCCGCGACAAACATCATCCAGTTCAACGCGGACATCGGAAAGTTCGTCGAGAAGCTGACCGGAGACGACGGAATGATCGCGCGCTTCGTCCAGAAGATCGCGTTCGACCTCTTCTTCGGAATCGTCGAGCGGACTCCGGTCGACACCGGACGCGCTCGCGGAAATTGGTTTCTCACGACAAACTCTCCGTCGTCGGCGGTCGTCTATCTCGACGCGAAAGAGAAGGACTCCGTTCCGTATCCGAATCCGCCGGACGTCTCGAAGATCACCGGACGCGAGAGCGTCTTCATCGTGAACAATCTTCCATACATCGAGGCGCTCGAACACGGCCACTCGGCGCAAGCTCCGACCGGGATGGTGGCGTTGACGATGAAAGAGATCGAAGCGACGATAAACGCCGGACTCCGAGCATGAGCGCGACAAGCTGCCGAGAAGCGATCACGAGCGTCCTTCAGACGTACGCCGCGCCGCCGAGCATCTACGCGGAGAACACGACCGTCCCGACGGCGGTCTCCGGCGGCGAGTGGGTTCGGTGGTCGATTCGCTTCGCCGATTGGTTCGACGCGACGGTCGGCGCGGACGTCGAACGCGGAATCGGAATCGTCTACTTTCAACACTTCAATCCGGAGGGGCGCGGAACGAAAGAGGCGTTCACGTTCGGCGACAAGATCGGCGCTCTCTTGAACCGGAAGCGCGTCTCCGGCGCGGACGGAGTTCTCACTTTCGAGCGCGCGGTCGTCCAGTACGCCGGAACGATCAGCGGAAAAGTTCAACACAACGTCGCGGTCGGATTCCGTTGGGACGGCGCGGCGCTCAACGCGGCGTGAAAATTTCGCTTGCAAACTTTCGCGGTCGGACGTAACAACGACGCGAAGACCAACACCATAAGGAGATGCACTAATGCCCGGAGCCGATTCAAGTCGCGGACGTCTAGTATATCGACAGGAAACAGCTTGGAATGAAACGCCGCCAGCGAACGCGGCGACGACCCGACTCCGATTCACCGGAGAATCTCTCTCTCACCGGAACGCGACGGTCATCTCCGAAGAGATTCGCCCCGATCGCCAGCGCGACGACTTGATCTTGGTCGGCTACGACGTCGCCGGAGACATCAATCTCGAACTCTCGTACGGAAACTTCGATTGGCTCTTCGAAGCCGCGATTTGGTCGAGCGGATGGGCGACGAACCAGATCATCAACGGAACGACGAAGCGATCGTTTAACTTCCAAAAGTCGTTCATGGACATCGCGAAGCACGTCTCTTATCGCGGATGCCGAATAAACTCTCTCGACGTCGCGGTGATCGCTCGCCGACCCGTGACGATGGTCGCCGGAATCGTCGGCTCGAAGGGTTATCCGAGCGCGACCGACATCACCGGAACGACGACGCCGACGGAGCCGAATGGAAACGCGATCATCGCCGCCGGAACGAACATCAAGCTCTTCGACAGCGGCGGCGGAAATATCGACTTGAACGACGTCGCGGCGCGCGAGGTTCGGTTCCAGATCAACAACGCGGCTCGAATCCGTGAACTGGCGACGAATCCGGAGACGGACGACTTCGGCTTCGGGGCGATGGAGGTCACCGGAAATCTTCTCGTCTACTTCGCCGACATCACGCATTACACGGAGTTCGTCGCGAACGCTATCTTCGCCCTTCAGTTCACGGCGACCGACCCCGCTGACAACACGAAGAGCTATCGGTTCACGTTCCCACGGATAAAGGTGACGGACGCGAGTCCGAACCTGACCGGAGTCGACGCGGACGTGACCTTGCCGTTCACGTTCCGGGCTATGGCGGACGTGACGGTCGGCTACACTATAAAAATCGAACGAGCGGTCACAGTTCCGTAAAGCCGGAGCGCCGCGAAAAACAATTTCGGTTTTCACGAAAGCTCAGAGTTGAGCGATCGAGAGACCGAGACCCGAAGAGAAAGGAAACGAAACGAACATGGACTTCGAATCACTACTCACACCGAACGACAAGCAAACGAACGGCGTCTGGATTTACTTTCCGGACTCCGGAATGGAGTTCTTGATCGCGTCGTCGCGACAGAAGGCGCACCAAGACTTTCTCGCGGCGCGATTCAACTCCGCGCGGCGCGGACGGCGCGAGCTTCCACAGGACGTCGCGAACCGGATTCTCGTCGACGGGATTCTCCGCTTCATCTTGAAGGGCTGGCGACCGAAAGACCCCGCGAATTGGTTCAAGCGGAAGGACGGCTCCGACGTCGAGTTCTCGAAAGAGAACGCGAAGAAAGTACTCGAGGCGGATTCGTCCGAGTTCTCGCGGCTCCGCGACTTCATCGTCGAAGAGTCTCAGAACGACTTCAACTTCACGAGCGACGAAGAGACGGAAGACGACGGAGAGAAGAAGGACTCGGCCACGCCAGCCGAGCAGTTGAAAAGCAGCCCTTAAGTGGTCGCTCGTTTGGGGGCCAGAGTTCGACTTTCTCGAAGAGCGAGCGCGAGACGGCTACAAGACTCCGGCGCTCGACGACGAGCCGAGCTTGGCTCCGGACTTGCAGAAGATCATCGACGCGTTCTACACGCTCTCGCGGACGCGCGCTCAGAATCCGATGTCGAAGCGTCCGGCGAACTTGCAGCTTCAAGACATCGTGACGGTTCACGACACGAGCGGTTGGAAAGCGATCGGAATGCCGCTCGACGAGTTCTTGGAGTGGATGCTTATGCTTGATTCGGAAGTCATGGCGTTCTACGCTTCGCGCGAAGATCGCTGAATGGCCGACGAGAACAAAGCGCAATTCGGAGTCGAGATTCCGCCAGTAAAGGGCGGAGCCGAAGCCGTCAAGGTCTTCGACGATCTCGCGAAAGCCGCGAAGAAAGCGGCTGACACGCTCGGCGGAGTCGGCGGAAGCGGCGGCGCAATTCCGAAGACGACCGACGAGTTCGGAAAGATGCGCGGCGCGGCGGCGCAGCTTCTCGCTCAGATGGGGCCACTCGGCGCGCAAGCCGCTCTCATTCAGCAGCGGTTCGGCGGAATGGCGCAAGCGCTCGGAGCTTTTCGCGGAATGGCCGCCGGACTCGTTCTCGGAATCGGCGCGGCGGTGACGGTTCTCATCGGATTCGCCGCCGCGATAAAGGGCGCGCAAGCCGCGTGGAATCTCTTGTCGGAAGCGGTCGCGCGATCGGCGGTCGAGCAGCGAATCAACAACACGTTCAAGAACTTCGTCGGGAACGCGAAGCTCGCGCAAGACCAACTCGAAAAGCTCGCGGTGGCGGCGAACAATCGCGGTCGCGGTCTCTTCGACGACGAGGAGTACGTCCAAGCGGCGACGCTCTTCAAGTCGCTCGGCGCGGACACGCAGAACTTAGCTGGATACGTCGAGTCGCTCGGAAAAGCGACGGCGTTCGCGCACTCGACCGTCGAGGCGATGGGCCAAGCGTACCAAGCCGTCCTGATGGGACGAATCCGGAATCCGACGATCGAGCAGAAGACTCTGATCTTGGCGCTCGCGGACGCTCAGAAGAAGTTCGGAGAGTCGAGCGAGCAAGCTTACGCGCGGATGATTCCGCTCATCCGAGCGCAGAAGATCGGCGCGGGAGAACTCGCGGCGGCGCTCGTCACCGCCGGACAAGAGGGCGGACGGTTCGCGCACTCGATCGAAGAGAACTTGACCGAGTGGCAGGGCGCGCTCCGGAGCGTCCACAATCGCTGGGACAACTTTCTCCAAGCGCTCGGCGCTCCGATTCGCGACGCGCTGACTCCGCTTCTTATCCAGTGGAGCGACATGATCTTCAAGCTGACTCCGGTCGCCGCGAACTTAGGAAACGCGATCGCCGCCGGACTGACCGTCGCGAAGGTTGCCGCGAGCGAGCTTCTCGGACCACTTGAGAAGCTGTATAACCTCGTCGATCGACTATCGAAGCTTCCCGGAGTCGACCACGTTCCGTTCCTCGGTCCAGCGATGAAGTCGTTCCGGTTCGGCCAATCGGTCGGCGGAGCGCTCTCTTCTCCGGGCGGAGGCATGAACATCTCGCCGAAGGAAGACATGCTTCCGAATCCGATCGACGCGACGAAAGACAACTGGACGAAGTTCCGCGAAGAGACGTCGAAGACGGCGGACGAGTTCGAGAGCGACGCGAAGCTAATGAGGGACTTCTGGTCGGATTACGTCCAGATTCAAGCGACCGCGACAAGCTCGACCGAGCGCCACCGCCGCGAGATGGATTTGTTGGGGAAGACGATCGAGGGACTCGCGGACCCCGTCTCGCACTTGAACGAACTGATGAGCGGTCTCACTCCGGACGAGAAGCTGATGACCGCGTGGCGCGTCTACTACGCCGACCGCGCGCGGCAAGAGAAAGAGATGGAAGAGCGGATGAAGTACGGAATGGCGTCGACGACCGACTCAATCGTCGCCGGAAT